CTCTTTCCTTGTCAAGATTGTAGACGACCATTCCCGACTGTCAAGCATGTAGACAGCGCATCCCACCGACTGTCGCACCCGTCTGCCACACTGAAGCCCTGCGCCGCCCCCTGCGCCGCCGGTCGTGCCGGCACCCGTGGAGCACCCAGGAAGCCACGAAGCCGCACGAACCAGGAGCGAACGCATGGACTTACTCAAGAGGCTTGTCTCGAAGCGCGCCGACACTGCAGACGCCATGACGGCTATCTGCGACCAGGCCGCCATCGACGAGCGTGACCTGACAGACATCGAGGACGAGAACCTGAAGGCCCTCCGCGAGGACGCCGACCGGCTCGACCTGCGATGCACCGAGCTGCGAGACATCGCGCTCAAGAACGCCGCCGCGGCCCAGCTGCGCGCAGAGATCACCGCGACCCCCGAGGAAGCCGAAAAGGCGACCCTGGTGCGCGTCGGTGAGGAACCACTGACCTACGGCGAAAAGGCCGGCACGTCGTTCTTCCGCGACCTGTACGCCTCGCAGATTCATCACGACCCGTCAGCGCAGGGACGCATCGCCCGCCACTCGTCCGAGATGGAGGTCGAGCACCGCGCCGCCGGCACGACTGGCAACTTCGCGGGCCTCGTCGTACCTCAGTACCTCGTGGAGCTCGCCGCAGAGCTGGCGCGTGCAGGCCGGCCGTTCGCCAACCTGTGCACGAACATGCCGCTACCCAGCGATGGCATGACGCTCAACATCTCGAGGGTCACGACAGGGTCGTCGGCTGCCGTCCAGGCAACCGAAAACGCGGCCGTAAGTGACACGACAATCGATGACACTTTGCTCACAGTCACAATTTCCGTGGTGGCCGGCCAGCAAAATATTTCGCGTCAGGCATTAGAGCGTGGAAGCGGCATCGACGCCCTCATCATGGCCGATCTCCAGGGTGCCATTGCCACCGCCCTCGACCTCGGTTGCATCTACGGCGACGGCACCTCCGGTGCCATCCTCGGGCTGAACAACATCACCGGCAAGAACGCCATTACCTACACCGACGCTTCGCCGACGGTTGCGGAGTTCTTCCCGAAGCTGATGGACGCGGTCCAGCAGGTGAACTCGACCCGATTCGCCGGCCCGGACCTGATCATCATGCACCCGAGGCGCGCCGCCTGGCTGTTTGCGGCTGTTGGGTCCGACTCGAGGCCGATTGTCCTGCCACAGGCCAATGTTCCCTCCAACGCGATGGGCACCGGCCCGGTGGCCGGCTACGGCCTGAACGGCCTCCAGATCGCCGGTATCCCCGTGGTAGCGGACGCAAATATTTCCATCGTGGGTGGAGCGGGATCAAACGAAGATTCTGTCTTCGTGGTCCGGCGTGCCGACATGCTGCTCTTCGAAAGCCCAGGTGCACCGTCCATGGTTCGCATGGACCAGACCTCCGGCGGAAACCTCACCGTGAAACTGGTCGCCTACCAGTATGCGGCGGCGGTTTTTGGGCGCTACCCGGGTTCGATATCGAAAATCTCGGGAACCGGTTTGGTCGCACCAAGCTTCTAGGCCCTGTTCGTTCGCCCGGATCCCCCCGGCGGACGCCCGACCTCCTCGACCGACACCACCGCCGGTCGAGGAGGTCACCCGCCCAACAAGGAGGAACAAGTGTCGACACTCTGGGAGAAGCAGGCCCCCTCGAGGATCCAGAAGCCGGCCGCCGAAGCAGCGGCCGCCAAGGCCCCCGCGAAGAAGAAGCCCGCGTCGAAGGCGGCGAAGAAGGCCTAGGTGGGGAACTACGTCGCACTCTCGACCCTGAAGGACGCCCTGGGGATCACCGGCTCCGGCGACGATACGTTTCTGAACCTGTCGATCGACAGCACCGAGGAGCTCATCGACGACCTGTGCGGGCGATCGTTCATCCAGGACTCCGGCGTGAGCGCCAAAACGTTTCGGGCGCAGCCCTACTACGCGGTCACCGACGACATTTCGACCCTCACCGGCCTCGTGGTCAAAACGGATACGTCCGGGGACGGGACGTTCGACACCACCTGGGCTTCGAGCGACTACCAGCTCGAACCGCTCAATAACCTCGCCATGACGCCTGCGAGGCCCTTGTGGAACCTGCGTGCCGTCGGCTCGTACACGTTCCCGGTCTACGGCGACGGCCTCGTGTCGCTCGAGGTCACCGCCCGTTGGGGATGGCCGGCGGTCCCGTCCGCCATCAAACAAGTGGCACTGATGCTGGCTAGCCGTTATTACTCGAGGAAGGCTTCGCCGCTGGGAGTCATAGGCGTCGGTGACTTCGGGCCGGTGCGGATCTCCCGGTACGACCAGGACGTGACGCAGATGCTTTCCGACTACCGCCTCCCAGCGGTTGCCTAGGTTGTGGCCGACTATGCGGCGATCCGTACCGCCCTCGCCGCTGCGCTCGCCGAGTCGTCGACGTTCATCCAGGTCGCCGCAACCGTCCCGGACACCGTCAGCCCTCCGGCGGCCCTCATCACTCCCGGATCGCCTGTCGCCGAGTACCACGGGGCGTTCGGCAACGGCATGGAACGTTTCGTGTTCACCGTGACCCTCATCGCGCAACGCTTCGACGACACGGCACAACAGACGCTCCTCGACGGCTTCATCTCCGGTTCGGCCGGCGTGCGGGCGCTCATCGAGGTCGACAAGACACTCGGAGGGGAATCCCAGACCCTCCAGGTAACCAACTGCACCAGCTATGGCGTGGTGTCCATTTCGGACGTCGAGTACCTGGGGACCGACTTCACCGTGGAGGTATTCGCGTGAGCAAGAAGGACCGCAAGGTCGAGTACGAGGTCGTCGGCAATCACGCCGTGCACGGCCACGAACCCGGCACCACATTCTCAGCCGAACTATCGGCCGAGCAGCACAACCAACTCATCGAAGGCGGCCACCTGGCCGTCTCCGGCAACAACAAGGAGGCCTGACCATGGCCAAGCTCATCGGAGGTGCGGCCCAGATCGTGGTCATCAACTCCGTCGTACTCAGCGACCACGTAACCGCGGCGAACCTGACAGAATCCGCGGAGGACGTCGACGTCAGCGCATTTGGCGACTCGGCCCGCAGCTTCGTGGCAGGGTTGACTTCTGGTCAGCTCAACATCACCTGGCAGCAGGACTACGCCGCCTCGGAGGTCGACGCCACCATCAACGCCCTCGTCGGGACAGTCGTTGCGTTCGCGTTGACGCCCACCGCGGCGTCGGTGTCCGCCACGAATCCGAAGTACGAAGGGTCGGTGCTGGTCACGGACTACACACCCATCGCGGCCGAAGTCGGCTCGCTGTCCACCTTCTCGACGTCCTGGCCCGTCAGCGGTGCCATTACCCGAACCGTCAGCTAAGGCTGAAGGGGGGATCTCATGGCACAACTATGCATGCGGCTAAAAATCGTCCACGACGGCACCGAACGCACCGTCACCGCCGGCCCGGCGGTGCTCATCGCGTTCGAACGCCACTGGGGGATCGGCTGCCCCAAAGCGTTCGTGATGCCGCTCGACTCGAAAGTCGAGCACCTCGCCTGGGTGGCGCATTGTGCGTTGCACAGGGCCGCGCAGAACGGCAACGGGCCGCCCGTGAAGCCGTTCGACGCGTGGATCGACGGCCTCGAGGACGTGCAGCACAACGACGACGAGGACGCCCCGGACCCTTTGGACTCGGGCTCGGCCGGGACTCCCTGACGGTGCAGGTCGCCTCGTTGGCGATCCGCACCGGGATCTCCCCTGCCGAGCTGGCCGAACTCGACGAGGTCATGTTGGCCGCCTTGTGGCGGGTGCTCGACTACCAGGGCAAGGAGGCGAACCGTGGCCGTTAGGACGATCAGCACCCTCGACCCGACGCTGGGGGCGGCCGCCATCACCGTCAAGATGCCGGAGGTCAAGGACTTCCAGAAAAAAATCAAGTTCGCCGACAAAGACGTCAAGAAAGAGGCGCGGGCCGCAAACAAGGACATAGCCGACCGCGTCGTGCAGTTGGCGCGGCGGAACTCGTGGATGGCGTACCACCCGCGGCAGCACGAAACGATGGTGAGGCCCACCATCCGCGCCGTCCAGGGCACGACGCCGAAGATCAAGGTGGGCGGGGCGAAGATCGTTCGCCGGCCTCGATACCGGGGCGACGTGTCTGTGAAGGCCGACGTGATCTGGCCGGCCGTCGAGTTCGGGTCGTCGCGCACCGTCGACTCGAGGGGGCGACGCACTGGTGCCAAGTTCGGGCCCCGCAAGGACGGCGGGTATGTTCTGTTCCCGACCATTGCGATCCTGCAACCGTGGATCCGGGGCGAATACACGAAGCGCATGGAAAAGATCCTCAAAGGAATCTGAGCTATGGCTACACGCACCCTCACCGTCAACCTGGTTGGCCGCACTAAGAGTCTCGAGCGGGCATTTGACCGGTCGTCGAAGTCGGCCGGGTCGATGGCGTCGGGGATCACCAGGGCGACCCGTGTGGCGTCGAAGGCGCTCCTGGGCCTCGGCGGCGTGTTCGTCGGTGCAGCGTTCGCCGCTAAGCCGCTCGT